GAAGAAGAGAAGTATCCTCTTTTCAAGTTAGGAAATTTAGACTAGGGTTGATTTTTAATCATGCCAATATATAAAGTTAAAGGTGGATATAAATGGGGGAAACGAGGAACAGTTCATAGAACCCGGAAAATGGCGATGAGACAAGCTGCCGCCGCTTATGCTGCTGGGTATAAAAAGAAAAAAGGAAAGAAGAAAAATGTTTAAATGGGTTAAGTGGAGCAAAGACCATAAAGATGACCCAATTGTATATGGTCCTGTTTTAGGGATTATTTTTGTAGCAGTAGTTATTCTTGGATACATTTTCGTATCGTAGGAGGGGTTGAGCATGCCAACTGGAAAGGGATCGTATGGAACTAAGCGAGGTCGACCAAAGAAAAAGAAAAGTTCTAAAAAGAAAAGAAGATCTAGAAAAGGGAAACGTAAATAATGGCTGACGAACCTCTACTTCCTCCTCTAGAAGCGGAACGCCCAATCCGCACAGATGTTCCTTTAGAAGAAGATGAAATCTTTGCCGATGTAGAAATAGAACCATTAGGCACAGAAATAGAAACAGACATTCAGATCGATGTAGAAACTCCCGATGAAGATGGAAACGTAGTTGTTTCCTTCGGTGAAGAAACTGACGAATCTTTCCAACCCTCTGAAGATTTTTTTGAAAACCTAGCAGAACAGATGGATGAAAAAGAGCTGGGTGCGCTTGCTTCAGAAATGCTAGAAATGTATAGAGAAGATAAGGAAAGCCGATCAGACTGGGAAAGGACTTATAGTGATGGACTAGGCTTATTAGGGATGGACAGTGATGAGAGAAGCCAACCTTTCCAGGGAGCTTCTGGTGTTTATCACCCCTTACTTTCTGAAGCAGTAGCCCAATTTCAGTCTTCCGCATATAAAGAACTATTACCTGCAGGAGGGCCAGTTAGTACTCGAGTTGTAGGGAAAGTAACACCGGAACGCACTGAACAAGCTGATCGAGTCAAGGAATTTATGAACTATCAGATAACAGAGGTCATGCAAGAATATGACCCTGAACTTGATCAAATGCTTTTTTACCTTCCTCTTTCGGGTTCTTCATTTAAAAAGGTTTATTATGATGAAAACCTGAATCGAGCGGTTTCTAAATTTATTTCTTCTGAGCACCTAGTTGTACCCTATGAAACAACGGATCTCAAATCAGCTACACGAATAACACACGTTATTCAGATGAATACTAATGATGTTCGAAAACTTCAACAAAGTGGTTTTTATAGAGATATTGAGTTAGTTCCTGGTCCTTTACCAGATACCCCTATTACAGAAAAAATAGATAAATTAGAAGGAGTCGAACAGACCCGTTATATGACGCCAGATGTTATGGCTATTTTAGAATGCCACGCTTTTCTAGATCTTGAGGGGTTTGAAGATTTAGATGAAGAAGGTGAAACAACTGGAATCCAGTTTCCTTATATTGTTACTTTTGAAGAAGAAACAAGTCAGATTTTATCTATTCGTCGTAACTGGGAAGAAGAAGATCCTTTAAAAGAAAGGAAACAATATTTTGTTCATTATAAATTTCTCCCAGGTTTAGGATTCTACGGTTTTGGTCTTATCCATATGATCGGGGGGTTATGTAAATCTGCTACAAGTTTACTTCGCCAGCTTATTGATGCGGGAACCTTGGCTAATTTACCTGCAGGATTTAAAGCACGAGGATTGCGAGTTCGAAATGATGATCAACCATTACAGCCAGGAGAGTGGCGTGATGTTGATGCACCAGGAGGATCGTTAAGAGATGCTCTTTTACCCCTCCCCTATAAAGAACCGTCTAATACATTATTGCAGCTTTTAGGAGTGTTGGTAGATTCAGGGCGACGATTTGCGGCGATCACTGAAATGCAAACAGGCGATATGACAGAAGCAATGCCTGTTGGTACAACTGTAGCATTACTTGAAAAAGGTATGCAAGTAATGTCTGCAATTCATAAAAGATTACATTATGCTCAGAAAGTAGAATTTCGGCTTTTAGCCATTACCTTTGCCGAGTACCTTCCTGAAGAATATCCATATGAAATAACTGGTGGGGAAAGGTTAGTTAAGGTTACAGACTTTAGTGATCAAATTGATATTCTACCTCATAGTGATCCTAATATATTTTCTATGGCACAACGTGTCATGATGGCACAAACGCAGTTACAACTTGCTACTTCTGCTCCTCAAATTCATGACTTACGAGAAGCCTATTTTAGAATGTATAAGGCGTTAGGAATACAAAATATTGATGATATTCTACCTCTTTCTGAACCAGAAAATTCTAAAGATCCAGCTACAGAGAATGCAGATGCCTTGATTAATAAACCTTTGAAGGCATTTATTTTTCAAGCCCATGAAGCACATATAGCGACACATATGGCTTTTATGCAGAATCCAATTTTTCAAAATAACCAGCAAGCAATGCTCGTATTACAAAGTCATATTCAGGAACACTTTGCAATGCACTATCGTCAACAGGTTGAGCAAATGATTGGTCGGCCCTTACCAGTAGAAGGGGAACAAGTGCCACCAGAACTTGAAAATCAAATCGCTGTTGCTGCGGCTCAAGCTACTCAGGCTATTAGTGAACAGGCCCAGCAATTTGCACAACAACAGGGTGAGGGGGGAATAGACCCATTACTTCAGATTCGTATGAAAGAACTTGAATTAAAAGAACGGGACTTACAACGAAAAGAAGCAGAGTCTCAATCTCGTTTAGCCTTTGATATTAAAAAAGAACAAACGAGAACAGGTATAGAAGAAGTCAAATTAGAACAAGATGCATCACAAGCTGCTGCACGAATACGAGTTCAGGAACAAAAAATCGACGCCCCTTCAAAAATGTAAATTAAGGAGAATATAGTATGGCTAAAGAAAAAGTTATAAGTTCACCCCTTCCTCTTGAAGAGGTGGATGGAATGTTGGCTTTGAAACCTATCGAAGCATTAGGTAAGGTAGAAAATGCTAAAACTTTTACCCCTCCCCAACCTCAACCAAAAGGTAAATGTCGAGGTGGAGGTGCGGCAACAAAAGGATTGGTTTTTAGAGGAGTTCGTTAATGGATGCTCTTTGGCTTTGTAATCGTTTAGTAAAGGTTATTAGGAAAAGAGAAGATCAGATTGGTCAGGTTTTATTGAATAATGAATTGGCTGATATGGCTCAATATCGTAACCTGATGGGAGAAATTGCAGCATTAGGTATTGTTTCACAAGAAATTAAAGAAATTTTAGAGAAAGGAACAGAAGACGATGACTACGGCACTATACTTACCGGAACATTTACAGAAGAAAAGACAGAAGCAGAAGAGTCAAAAGCTTGACCCAGAAGCTGAATCAGAAAAACTTCCTAGACCTTCTGGTTGGCGTATTCTTATTATGCCATATAATCCTCCTAAAATAACGAAAGGAGGAATTGAGTTACCAGATGAAGCCCATGAACGTGAACGAATAGCTACTGTTGTTGGCCTTGTTATGGAAATTGGGCCGTTAGCTTATCAAGATACAAAAAAGTTTGGTTCTGGAAAAGATAAAGACTGGTGTAAAAAGGGTGATTGGGTAATCTTTGGACGCTATGCAGGTTCTCGTTTTAAAATTGAAGGAGGAGAGTTACGACTATTGAATGATGATGAAATTTTAGGTGTGATAGATGACCCTGAATATTTATTACATACATAATTCTTTACTTTTATTTTTTATGACAGTATTAATATTTTAACCTCATGGAGTGAGATTCCCATGCCAAATACGAAAAAAGAAAAACTTGTTGATTTAGAAGAAGAAATTACCGAAGCAGTTGAAGTTCAACTTTCTAATGAAGAGGAGACTACCGAAACTGTTGAGATAGTTGAATCTGAAGAGATTGAAGAAGAGTCAGAAGATTCGTCTTCAGATATTTATCCAACTGAAGAAGAATTAGCGGGTTTTGGTAAAAAAACTCGTAAACGAATAGATAAATTAACGGCTAAACTTCGAGAAGCAGAACGTAGAGAAGTAGCTGCTTTAGATTATGCTAACTCAGTAAAGAATCAAAATGAAACTTTACAAAGTGAGAAAGTTAAGTTAAATGAAAGTTATGGTCAGGAATATGCTGGTCGAGTTGAAACAAATTTAAAGTCTGCTAAACAAAAATATGTTACAGCATATGAAAATGGTGATCCGGAAGAGCTTGTTAATGCTACACAAGAACTTTCACGGCTCGCAGTTGAAAATGCAACTATTCAAAATGATATTCCAATTCTTCGACCTCAGCAGCCTTTATTACAAGCCACTCCTGCTTCGATGCCCCCTCCTGATCCAAGATCTTCAGCGTGGGCACAAAAAAATGAATGGTTTGGAGTGGATGAACCGATGACATATGCGGCTTTTTCCATTCATAAAACTCTTTTAGACCAAGGATTTAACCCTAATTCAGATGCCTACTATTCTGCTATAGATACTAGGCTTCATGAAGAGTTTCCTCATAAATTTCCTGAAAATGTAGAGGTGACTCCAACTTCAGCAAAGAACAGTGGCCGTTCTTCAGTCCAAAGAGTGGCCTCTGCCAATCGAGCTGCTAAACCATCTGGACGCACAGATCGTGTTACTCTCACACCTAGCCAAGTTACAATTGCTAAAAAACTAGGTGTGCCTCTAGAAGATTACGCTAGGCAAGTGAAGGAGATTTCAGCTAATGCCTGATATAGAACGAACACCTCGCGCAAAACAAACTAGAGAAAAGGATCAACGCCCTACAAGTTGGCGTCCTCCTTCAATTTTAGATGCTCCTCCACCTCCGGAAGGGTATGTACATCGTTGGATTCGATCAGAACTTTTAGGTAAAGATGATAAACCTAATTTTACGAAACGAATTCGAGAAGGATATGAACCTATACGTGCAGATGAGTATCCAGATTTTGAGTGTGCTGTTATTGATGAAGGGCGTTTCAAAGGTGTTATTGGTGTTGGTGGTTTAATCTTAGCTCGACTCCCTATTGAAGTCGCTAAATCTCGCGGACAATATTTCGCGCAAAAAACGGCTAATCAAATGACAGCCGTAGATCAAGACTTAATGCGAGAAGAACACCCTTCTATGCCTATTTCACAAGAACGGTCTAGTAAGGTGGCTTTTGGCGGTAGTTCTAACAATTAACGCTACATGATGTAGCAGGAGTAAATTTAACTATGGCAAACATTAACGGAGCCTTTGGTCTTCGTCCCGTTGCTAAAGCGGGATCGGGGTCCAACTCCACAGGTGTTTCGGCATATACAATGTATGAAATCGCTAATGGTAATACTAATGCTATTTACCAAGGCTCCCCTGTTATCCCATTAAGTACGGGATATATTGATATAGTTGGGGCAGCTGCAGGTGGGAGTGTTAGTTTAGTTGGCGCTTTTCAAGGTTGTCAATATGTTGCAAGCACTACGGGGAAACCTACGTGGAGTAATTATTGGCCTGGATCAGGTGCTGATTCTAATCACCCTGTACAAGCATGGGTAGCAGATGATCCAAGTCAACTTTTTTTAATTGCAACCGATGCTAGTTGGACGACTAAAGCAACGGCAAGAGCAGCAGTTTTTGCTAATGCTAACTTTGCTACCGGAACAAGTGGTAGTTCAACTACTGGAATGTCTTCTGCAACTATATCAATTAGCACGATCAATACCACCGCCGCGTTACATCTGCGGATTATGGGATGGGAAGATGATGTGGCTAGTTCTGATTTTGCAGCAGCTGGCATAGGTGCTTTGGTTAGGTTAAACAACAGCTTTAATTCCCCAGAGGGATCTATTGCTGCTGGTACACCTTCAACCACTGGCGTATAGGAGGATTGAGATATGGCGATATCACGAGCACAACTCGTAAAAGAACTAGAGCCTGGTCTTAATGCTCTCTTTGGGCTTGAGTACGCTAGGTACGAAAATGAGTATACGGACATCTTCACAACAGAATCTTCAGATCGAGCATTTGAAGAAGAAGTTATGTTGAGTGGATTTGGGTCAGCGCCAACTAAAAGTGAAGGCACAGCCATTACTTTTGATGATGCAGCCGAAGTCTATACAGCTCGGTATACAATGGAAACAATTGCGTTAGCTTTTGCGTTAACAGAGGAAGCGGTTGAAGATAATCTTTATGACCGTTTATCTGCTCGTTATACGCGAGCGCTGGCTCGTTCCATGGCTCATACAAAACAGGTTAAAGGTGCAGCTATCTTAAATAATGCATTTGATAGTACCTATACTGGAGGCGATGGTTTAGAACTTTGTTCAACGGCACATACGTTGGCAAATGGAAATACTTTCCGTAATGAACCATCTACTGCAGCCGACCTGAATGAGACTTCACTTGAGAACGGAATCATTGATATTTCGGATTTTGTCGATGAACGTGGACTCAATGTTGCTCTTAGAGGCATGAAACTGATTGTTCCTGCTAACCTTCAATTCGTTGCTGATAGATTACTTGAATCTGAGCAACGCCCTGGAACAGCGGATAATGACATCAATGCTATCAAAAATATGGGAATGGTACCACAAGGATATGCGGTAAACCACTTCCTTACTGATACTGATGCTTGGTTCGTATTAACAGATGCTCCTAATGGATTAAAGCATTTCCAGAGAACTCCGATTCGAACCGCTATGGAAGGCGATTTTGATACAGGAAACGTTCGCTATAAAGCTCGTGAACGTTATGTATTTGGATGGTCTGATCCTCGCGGTATTTACGGTTCTCCTGGAGCGTAATATAATTTTGGAGGGGGTTCGCGCCCCCTCCTTTTTCTTCTAGGATATTTAAGCCCTAGCGACTGGCCTAGCAGACGCTTACGAAGACTCTAGGGCAAACCCTTTCGTAAGGAGGTAATTAAAAATGGGTACTACACGTTTTTCTGGACCCGTGGCATATAGTGGTGGAGCTAATCAAACTGCTGGTGGTGCGTGGTTTACAAATCTACCAATTCAAACCAATCCCGATTATGTTTTCCAGTATGAAGATTTTACTGGGATTGCGGTTGATGGAACAAATGACTGGACCTATTCACAACTTACCAGTGGGACCGGTGCTGTTGTAGCTGATACCATTGGTGGATGGTATCAAATTACTGGCTCTGGATCAGACAACACTGGTGCCTCTCTTCAAGGTAATGAAATCTGGGCGGCACAAGCTAGTAAAAAAATCTTTTTTGAAACACGTGTCATAAGTAGTGATGCGGATCAAATGGATGTATTTCTTGGTTTATGTGAAAATGGTACTTTAGCTACAGGCGTCCCTTTTGCGACCAATAACCAAATAGGATTTTTGATTGTGGATGAAGCAGCAGATATTTATGCTGTTTGTGACAGTGGAGGCACGGAAACTAAAACAGATACTGGTGTAGATATGGCTGATGGCTCTGCTTCTGGAAGCACTATTACTAATTCTAGGCGTCTAGGTTTTGTTGTAAGCGGCACTGGTATGGTGGAATTTTATGTTGACCGTAAGCTGGTTACAACAACTACCGATAACATTCCTACTTCAGAGTTAACCA